GCACTGGCTGATGCTGTGCCTTTTGGTCCATTGACGCTTTGGAATGCCACGCTGGGTTTTACTGGAGCACTGCTGTTATTACCGCCGGGCAGTAGACCGCTGGCTCCTAATCTTGCGTTACTGGGATCGCTGAGTCCTGCTAGGCTGGGATCATATCCTCCCCCAATTGATTCTTCAGTGTTGGGATCATAACCATTGGTTTGACCACTAAAATCTGGTGCTGTGTTGTAGCTTGGTGTAACTGCTATATCGCCGCCAATTGAATTAGCCTGATTACCATAACTGGGATTATCAGGATCATACCCACCGCCGGTACTGCCAATTTCACCAGGAACGTATCCGCCTGCTGTGCTGTAATTAGGCGCAGGTGCAGCAGTATACGGAGTACTTGCTGGTTGTGGAGTGGTTGTGGGAGATACTACATACCCGTCTGCGTTATAATCTGCCATTTTTATCAAAAGCCTCTTGTATTGTGTATTTATAGGCTATATAATAGTAGTAGTTAAAAGGAAACTCGACAATGACCAGAAAGGTAAACTACCTCAATAATAAAGATATACTAAAAGAAATTCACAAAAGTAAACTTACGTATTGTAGTTTCATTGATGATAGTGTAAAAAGTTATGACAGTATAGTAGCTGGCGTAGATAAAATCACTAAAAAAGCCATACAAGAAGCACGCAAAGCTCGTGCAGAGCGATTGGCAAAAGAAGCACAAGAAGCAGATTTGCTAAACGGAATTAAGAAAAAACTAGACGAATATCTAACAGCTACTAAAGATATTCCCGTAACAGATGTAGTATTCCGTGTTATGACCTGGGAACATATACCAATTGATGATGTTAAACAGAAAAAAGCCGACGCAAAAGCACAAGAAGAATATGATGCTGATGAAGAAAACTTTGAAACTGAATATGACGAGCCTATAGTAGTCAAAGGCGTAACCAAATATACTAAGGTTAACTTCCCACCGTTTCAACACTATCGCGTAGATGAAGAAGGTAATCCGATTTGTGTAGGTATTAGCCATTGGAAAGGTGGGTTAGAGAAAGGTAAGTTCACTAAAGATCATGGATCAATGACCCCTAAATTGGCTCATATGTTTATTAAACTATGTGAACGTTATGCTACTCGTAGTAACTGGCGTGGTTATACTTATAACGATGAAATGCGTAGCCAAGCATTATTACAGTTAAGTCAAATTGGTCTACAGTTTGATGAAAGTAAAAGTCAAAATCCGTTTGCTTATTATACAGCGGCTATTACTAACAGTTTTACTCGCGTGCTAAACATAGAAAAACGCAATCAAAATATCCGTGATGATATTTTAGAGATGAACAACTATAGTCCAAGCTACACACGCCAAGGCGACTGGGGTGCTGGTGGTGGGCATTACGAAGAATAATTGGCAATATAAGATTTGCACTTTACTTTTAACTTGCGTATAATATAACTATGGCTAATCTATTCAAGAAAGCGGCTGTTCTGACTGACATTCATTTTGGGTTAAAGTCTAACAGTGCTACACACAACGACGATTGTCTTAACTTTGTCAAATGGTTTATAGAAACCGCCCGAGCTGAGGGCTGTGATACCTGTTTCATGACAGGTGATTGGCATAACAATCGAGCGGCAATCAACATAGTCACACTGAATTATAGTCTTACTGCCTTGGAGTTATTGGGCAAGGCCTTTGACCGTGTGTTCTTTATCCCAGGTAATCACGACCTCTACTATAGAGATAAGCGTGATATCCAATCAGCTGAGTGGGCCCGACATATTCCCAACATTGAGATCATCAATGACTTCTATAAAGAAGGTGATGTCAGTATCGTTCCTTGGCTAGTCGGTGATGATCATAAGAAGCTAGGTAAGATCGAAGCCAAATACATGTTTGGACATTTAGAATTACCACATTTCTATATGAATGCCATGGTTGCCATGCCCGACACTGGCGAGATCAAAGAAGGTGCATTTAACGGTGTAGAGAAGGTATTCACTGGACACTTCCATAAACGCCAGACACGTGGTAACATTACCTATATGGGCAACTGTTTTCCACACAATTATGCTGATGCTGGTGATGACGATCGTGGTATGATGATCCTTGAATGGGGACAAGAGCCTGTGTTTCATTCATGGCCTGGTCAGCCTAGATATCGTGTATTGAATTTAAGTGACGTGCTTAGGACTCCAGAAGCACTACTATTACCAAACATGCATTGTCGTGTCAATCTTGACATTGATATTACCTACGAAGAAGCGACATTCATCAAAGAAACATTCGTTGGTACTTACAGTCTACGTGAACTTACACTGTTACCAGTAAAAAATGCAGATATTAGTCAGGATATCATCTTAGGCAACATACAGTTTGAAAGTATCGATACTATTGTCACTAATCAATTGACTAATATTGCCAGTGATCATTATGATCCAAACTTACTATTAGATATCTATAGACATTTATAATATGAGAATCGGAATCATTGGCCTAGGTGTAGTAGGTTCTGCCATATTCAATGGATTATCTAACTACACCAAATTTGACGTAAAAACATATGATATCAAAACACATTCAAAATTTGATTGGATTTTAAATACTGATGGCGTATTTGTCTGTGTGCCAACTAATCCCACAATTGATGGTCGTTGTGATCTATCAGCTGTAGAAGCGACACTAGAAAATCTAGCTGCAGATAATTATTCTGGGGTAATTATATTAAAATCCACGATTCTACCTGGTAGTACAGAAAGATTTTTATCCCAGTATAAACATCTTAAGATATGTTTTGTTCCTGAATTTTTAAGACAAGACTCTGCTAATATTGATTTTGTTAGTAAAGATAATGCATTAATCGTAGGAACTTATTCTGATGAGATTTATCAATTAGTTTGTGAAATACACAAAAACATTGTTGGACTTTCAAAAAAGGTATCGCCCACAGAAGCTGAATTAGTAAAATATTTTTGTAACACATTTAATAGTACAAGAATAGTTTTTGCAAATGCATTCTACGAGGTCTGTCAGAAATTAGATGCTAACTACGATAACGTTTTGGCGGCAGCAAAACTTGGACCTGTGTATTCGTATGGTGATTATTTACGGTGCAACGAAAATCTTAGAGGCTTTGGTGGGGCATGTTTACCAAAAGATATTCAAGCCTTTGATAAATTAATTGATGATTTAAATTTACCAATTGAATTATTTAAAACAGTGATTAAAGACAATGAACAATTCAACAAATAAACCAACAATTTTAATAACTGGATCCGAGGGATCTCTTGCCCAATGGATTATTTCATATCTTAAAGATGATTATAATATTATTGGTATAGATAATTGTTTGAGATACGGTGTTGCTGACGTTAATCGAAATTATAATTTTTTACAACTTGACTTAAATGATCTTCTATCACTACAAAATTTATTTGATTCACATTCTATAGATTATGTATTGCACTGTGCCGCACAAATTTATGGCGTCAAAGGATTTCATATCTATTCAGCTGATATTATTTCCAATAATACTGTAAGTACAAGTAATCTGTTAAAAGTCTGCACTAAACAAAATGTAAAAAAAGTAATTTATATATCATCATCGATGGTATATGAAAATGCAACATCGTTTCCACTCAGTGAAGAAATGACCGATACTATTGCTATGCCATCTACAGGATACGGGTTAAGTAAATTAATCGGTGAGCGTATGTTAAAAGAGTATAACTCACAATATGGATTAAATTATGTCGTATGGAGACCGTTTAATATTATAACTCCATATGAAAGAAGTGACTCTGAACCAGGAATTAGTCACGTTTTTGCAGATTTTATACAGAAAATAATCATCAACAAAGATAAAGAAATTGAAATTTTTGGCAACGGTGAACAGATACGATGTTTCACCTGGATCGATGATATTGCAAAAATTATAGCTAATGCATCATTTTTATCCATAACAGATGGTGAAACATATAATGTTGGCAGTGAATCGCCAACTAAAATAATCGATTTGGCTAAAATGATTTTTAAAGCTTCTGACCGTACTGATGAGTTCTGTGCAAAATTTGTTGACATTTATCAAGACGATGTAAAATATCGAGTACCGAGCAGCTCCAAAGCACAAAAAATTGGTTGGAGGCACACAAAAACATTAGAAGAATTGGTTAATATTTGTGTAAATGGGATCGTCGATGTCTGATATGTTAAACTCTGACTTTGTTCCCAATAACATTTCTGTTGTTGCATTTTACAACTTGTGTACAAAATATGCCAGCGACATGCATGTTCTTTATAATGATCTTAAAGAATTAATATACAAAAAATTTGGTTCTGGAAAAATTATTTTTAAACCTAATGAAAGAATTATTTTTTTACACGACGATTTAGATTTTTTTCTATCTAAAAGCACTCCGGGATTTACTTTATATAATTTGCAATTAATTTTAAAAGAGTTAAATATACCAAACTATTTTTGTGTAGTAATTTCAAATATACCAAACTATGAAAAACATACAGCAACAGTACAAAATATGCTTACCAATGATGATTTTGATATTTGCCCGGTTTCTTCTTTGTACTTTTGTATTTGTGATCCGTGGTCAACGGCTTCTGTAGATACAGATTTTAAAAAAATAGAAAGGTCGTTTATCGTTCTGAGTCGACAGAATAGAGCTCATAGAACATATTTTATGTCAAAGATTTTTGATATAGGATTACAAGACTTTGGCTTTATAAGTTACAATAATATAAGTTATAATAATATTAGTCGTGAAGAGGACAGTGCCAATGATATGTCATGTGATTCTACTCTTGTTGATTTTAACTTACTAACATGTTCGCCATCTAATAGATATAATACCAATTATGTATTATTAAAAAATGTTAACAATCATCAATCTTTTTTAAAATTTGATTCGTCTATTAAAAAATATAAAAACTTTGAAGAAAATATTGATGTTGCTGATAAATCAACTGCAATGATGTATGAAAATTCGCCGATCCAACGTGGCTTTTTATACATTGCACTAGAAACTACTATTGTATATCCTGAAGTATTTTTATCAAAGATAAGTTTTAAAGGAATAGTTAAAAAACGCCCATTTGTAATTTTAGGGGTTCCTGGTACTATTAAATATCTTCAGCAATTAGGATTTAAAACCTTTGATAGATTTTGGGATGAAAGTTATGATCAAATCGATGATTTTGAATTAAGGGTCGATGCTATAATTGATATAATTAATTCTATTAACAAATTATCAATTATTGAACTTAAAGAGTTAGCTGAAAATATGAAAGATATCCTAGAATACAATTTTGATCATTTTTCTACTGCTTTTTTAGAATCTGAAAAACAAAAATTAATAAACAGCATAAGATAATATGACTAAAAAAACTTTATATATTTGTGGAGATAGTTTTTGCAGTTCAGATCCAGAGTATGGAAAAAATTGGTCTGATTTAATCGCTGAACGTTGCCTTAATCTTGAGGTAGTTAATTTGTCTAGTCCTGGGGCCAGCAATTACTTAATTTATTTACAAGTCAAACAAGCATTGGAAAAGAATTGTGATTATCTTATATATCATGCTACTAGTTCCATTAGACAAGAATTTTTAATTAACAAATATCAAGGAACCATAGATAACATTGATCGTTATTGGAGTCCACACAACAAAAAAAATAAATCAATGGTTTCTAACTCTTGGATTAGTCCCCAACGAAATACAGAAATTTTCACTGACGAGGAGATATTTTTATTAAAGCAATTTTTTACTAAATTTGTAGACATGCCAAATTTGGTAATGAAGAATTATATTTTTATAACTCATACTTTGGAAATGATTAAAAATTTTAAATTAAATAATTGGGTATGGAGTAGAGGTGGGTTTGAACATCATAAATTTGAAAATTCATCCCAATGGGATTTTTCTAAATATCTACAAAATGAATCTATTATTAATCTTTGGGACGACTACAACAACAGTCTGTGGCGGCCATATTTTCATGTCACGGATAATGAGTTAATAGAAAAAACTTGTAATTATTACATTAACATGTTAAACTTAACAAATGTTTAAAATAAAATATCTCACAGTTAAAAACTTTATGAGCGTGGGCAATAGCACCCAGGCTGTTAACTTTGACCGTAAAGACCTTACATTGGTCTTAGGTGAAAACATTGACCTGGGTGGTGACGATACAGGTGCACGTAATGGTACTGGTAAAACCACTATCATCAACGCATTGTCATATGCCTTATACGGTACAGCACTGACGAACATCCGTAAAGATAATCTTGTCAATAAAACCAATACCAAGGCCATGTTGGTTACCATTGAGTTTGAAGTCAACGGCATTGACTATAAGATTGAGCGTGGACGTAAGCCTAATGTATTAAAATTCTACATAGGTGAACAAGAGCAAGAAGCCAAAGACGATAACAGTCAAGGTGACAGCAGAGAAACGCAACACGAAATTGAACGTTTATTGGGCATGAGTCATGAGATGTTCAAGCACGTGGTGGCTCTGAATACATATACAGAACCATTCTTAGCATTAAAGCCAAATGATCAGCGTGCTATAATCGAGCAACTGTTGGGTATTACTTTATTGAGTGAGAAAGCCGAGTTACTCAAAGAGCAGAGTAAGGCCACAAAGGACGCCATACAACAGGAAGAAGCCAACATCAAGGCAGTGACTGATGCCAATAAACGTATCGAGGAACAGATCGAAGCCACACAGCGTAGACAAATGCTTTGGTTAACTAAACGTCGAGATGATGTTGCTAAATTACAGACAGTATTAGACGAATTGCTTAAATTAGATATTGACGCAGAGATTGTCGCACATAAAGAGTTATCAGCATACAATCAACGCCGTAAAGATCTAACTGATTTAGACAAAGCAATCGCTCGCAGTGAACAAGATTTATCTCGTGAAGTCAAAGGCATCGCTAACTTAACCGGTGATATTGTTACTCTGCGTGAACATAAATGTAATACCTGTGGTCAAGATCTACATGATAGTAAACATGAAGAACTATTGGCGATCAAAGAAAGCAAACTCAAAGATGCGGAAACACAGCAAGGTGTTCATGCTGGAGATTTAGAAGCATTAATTGCTGCTAAACAAGAATTGGGCGAGTTAGGATCACAGCCTAAAACATTCTATGACAATGAAGGTCTTGCTATCCAACATCGTAGCAGTATCGCCAGCATACAAGAACAGATCACCAGCAAAACAGCGGAAGAAGATCCTTATACTGAACAGATCGCAGATATGAAAGCCACTGCACTTGCTGAAATTGATTATACTAAGATGAATGAACTTAGTCGAGTCAAAGATCATCAGGAATTCTTATACAAACTATTAACTAATAAAGATTCTTATATCCGTAAGAGAATCATTGATCAAAATCTGAGCTACTTGAACGCCAGACTGAGCCAATATCTTGACCGTATTGGCTTACCCCATACCGTGGTGTTTATGAATGACCTCAGTGTCAACATCACTGAACTAGGACGTGAACTAGATTTTGACAACTTGTCAAGAGGTGAGCGTAATAGACTTATACTTTCATTGTCATGGAGCTTCCGTGATGTGTGGGAGTCATTATATCAACCCATTAACTTATTGTTCATCGACGAATTGATCGATTCGGGTATGGATGCCAGTGGTGTTGAGAACGCTATGGCTATTCTTAAAAAGATGTCGCGCGAAGCACACAAATCAATTTGGCTAGTTTCACACAGAGATGAACTAGGTGGTCGTGTAAATAATGTATTAACCGTCGTAAAAGAAAACGGCTTTACTAGTTATAATACTGATGTTGAAATTAGCTGATCAAATTATCAAAGTTTTACATATAGAACCTACAGACGCTTGTAACGCTGCCTGCCCCCAATGCGCTAGAGAAACTGACGAGACATTTGATAAATCAAATATACATCATCTTGATTTGAACCAAATAAAAAATATAGTTTCTGATGATGATATACGCAATCTTGACAAAATGTTTATGTGTGGTAATTATGGTGACCCAGCTGCAGGTAAACACACTTTAGAAATTTACAAATATTTTCGTAGTATTAATCCCACCATCATTCTAGGCATGAATACCAATGGTGGGTTACGTAGTATTAAATGGTGGAAAGAACTAGCTGGTATATTAAATCAACCTCGAGATTATGTAGTATTCAGCGTTGATGGATTGGCTGATACTAATCATATCTATAGGATTAATGTTAAATGGAATAAAATTTTAGAAAATGCCAAGGCCTTTATAGATGCGGGAGGATCAGCACATTGGGATATGCTGGTATTTGAACATAATCAACATCAGGTCGACAGTGCAGAGTATATGGCTAGTATGTATGGTTTCAAATGGTTCCGTGCAAAAATTACCAAGCGACATAATTCTTATCCTGTGAGTTTCTTACACCCCCCTAAAGGTTGGCAAAATCCTATAGTTGTTAACGGACCTATAAAATGCCATGCGTTAAATGAATCTAGTATCTATATTACAAGCAAGGGTACAAAATATCCTTGCTGTTGGTTAGGATATAATGCCAGCGAGCATATATTAGACACATTTGATTCTATACAACAAAGTTGGAATACTGATCCACTGAAAACCTGTGCAAAAACATGTAGAACATATGATAACGGTACCAGTTTCACTAACCAATGGCAAAGAGAAGTGGAGTTTAAATGAAAATGGTGACTCAGCACTGGCATATTGAAATATCCAGCAAGTGTACACTAAAATGTCCACGCACAGATGTTGTGTTATCTGGCACGTTCTGGGACAATAAATTTGAAAATTTTTCCTGGACCAAATGCCGGACTAAATGTAATATATCAGTGGTAAATCAACAATACGCAACCGAATGGTAAAGGAGTAATATGGCAGGCGGATCAACAGCAAGAGTACACCCAGGTAAAAGACACAACCACCCACTACAATATAAAAGTGGTAAACCAAGACTACGTCCATTAAACATCGCACAATTAACAGCAATGGTAGATAAAACACAACGTAAGAAAGATAAATCAAAGATCTCTAGAGAAATCGCTAGAAAACAAGCAAGATCAGCAGTATAATTTTTAAAAAGGAAAAGTAAAATGGCAATTCATAATGATATTTTAGCAGCAGTAGAACTATACGTAGCAGAATCAGAAAAATTTGAAGGCAAGGGTGTTAAGGCTTCGGCGGCACGTGCTCGTGGCGCATTAGGTGATCTAGCTAAACTAGCCAAGGCTAGACGTGCAGAAATCCAAGAAAAGAAAAATGCAATGACAGGCAAGTAATATGACATACGAGAATCCCTGGACCTATAACGGAAATATGTTTGATTCCGGGGATATCGCAGACAATTATGGCTTTATCTACAGAATAACAAATACTACGAATGGTCATGATTACATCGGCCGCAAATATTTTACTACCATCAAAAAGAGACCACCTCTAAAAGGCAAGAAAAACAAGCGCAGGGAAACAGTTGAAACTGATTGGAAAGACTATTGGGGTTCATCTGCTAGATTAGTTGAAGATATGACTAAGCTAGGAAAAGACAAGTTTACACGTGAGATCATACATTTATGTAAATCCCGCGGTGAAACAAACTACATGGAAGCGTACTATCAATTTAAGGAAGGTGTGCTGTTGAAAGAAAACAACTACAACGGTATCATACAGATTAAACTTGGTAAAGGCTCCGTAAAAGATTTAAT